ATTATGCGACGTTGCGGAAGTGACCAGGCCGGAAAGGACCTACGGCCTTTTATCCGGCCTGGTCACTTCACTTTAACCGATACTATGACATACATTGTTATTTTCTTCTCAGAATCATCGGAAGGCATAAACCATTGAAAAAACTCAAAAGCATTAAGGAAACCTGATTTCTTCTTTTCCTGCTTATCAAGGTTGATCGATGCCAGGCATGTAGTAGCTTCATTTTTTGTAATCAATGTAGAATTCATAGAAACAATATCCTTTTGGTTAGATCCTTTCTGAACAGAATTTTCTAACTTAAATTCAACGTTCCAAATCTTTTCTTTAGAATCAAAAAAAGGTTCAACGTCAATCTTTAAACCAGTTTGAAACTGATTATATCCAGTCTTATAAATAGAACTTTGACCACCAACAGGAACGGCATCAAATATTTCCCTGTCCTCAGAAAACCCTAGAGTTATATTTGATTTCTTGCCAGAAACACAGGAAAGAGTATTATTGTAAATTTCCTTAAAATCCCTTACTGAAAAATCAGTCTTCACATCAAACGATACCTTGGAACCCTCAAAAAAATCCTTTACATCAAATTTCCCACCCTTAAAAGTGTCAAAATCCAAATCTTTCATTTTAATAGTTGGATTAACCCCTATTCCAAAATTCTTTCCCTTATCAAATGATACCTGGAATATATAAAAATAAACTTCACATGCATTCATCTTCTTTACCAAATCAATAGCCTCTGAAACATTCTTAACTTCTCTTTCATTTCCATGTATGACAACCTTGTCCCCTACTGTATCAGTCTTATCACCAAACTGCTTTGAAATATCCTTTATCCCAAATGTTTCACGGACATCATAAACTATTGTTTTACCACCAAAAAAGTAAATATCATCCTTGACCACATAATCACAGTTAAGGATCCATGAAAGAGTTTTAAGAAGCTTCTCGAGACTGTCAGTCTTTATACGAAGATTAAGCTTTTTCGTCTTGAATTCCTCAGAAACAACTATGTTAATCCCATAGTCTTCTGCAATCACCTGGAGAACTTCACTTGCAAGAACATCATCAAAAAAATACTCATTCTCTGATAACTCCGAGGTGGCTGCATTTGAAACGCTTACCAGAAGCGTCAGTGCAATAAACAAAATCCTTGTCAATTTTTTCAATTTGATACCCCTTATATAGTTCCCCTACCCTAATAGAAATTCCATTAGAATATTTTATCAACTTGTCAGTTCTAAGCTTGACTTTAATTTCCTCTGTCTTTTCCTTCTGATCCTTCTTTTCAACTGGAGCACTCAATGGTTTTTCAGACTTTGAAACAACATTATTTTCAGCTACTGCTTTGCTTTTATCAATATTTTCATTCTTATATTTTACCTGAATGGGAGCCATTGCCATCTTTAAATAAGCCTTGAAACAAAAGAAAACACCCAATATAAGACATGTAAAAAAAATCAATGTCATCTTAAATTGCCTAAAAAACTTTCTAAGTCCTACCCAGATAGACTGATTATAATCCGTGGACGATTGAGTCTTATCATTCACAAAGTTCCTGCCGACAACCCTTGAATTAGAAAAAGAATTATAACACCTGAAAATTTCCTTTTTTGAAGGAATAAAAAACCTGTCGGCCGCTGATTTTTCCCCGAACTCGAACCCCTCCACTATAAAGAACTGGACAGGCCATTTAAGCCCCGTAAACCACCTTGAATTGACAATATTTGTGTATTTTGAATTACGTACAACATACAAATATTGAATTCCCCTTTTAATGAACGAATCAAGATCCTGATAAGAATGAGAAACAAGGAAAATATCCTGTTTGAAATGCCCATGTTGACGAGACACGCTAAGAAGTTTTTTACGAAGATCCACATTCTTTTCCGACTTATCAAGATAATCAGTAGATGAAAAATATTCGTAAATCTCATCAAAAATTATGACTGAATTTTCCTTAACGTGCTCCCAGAAAGATTTTATGTTCTTATCGGAAATTATATTTTCCTTGAAATGCCTGAAGAACATAGGATTCTTCCTTTGGAATTCACGAAGACTGAAAAAAGATGTATCCATGAAAATATGTATCCTGGACATAAGCTCCGAATGCTCGAAAAGATTCCTGGACATATACCGAACAAGATAATCCGGATTGATAGGAAGATTTGTAAACACATGCCTTTTCGAATCGTTCAGGACAGGAAATATTATTTCCTTGACACAATAATAAGTCTTGCCAGCCCTCTGTTTGCCTGTAATAACTGATAACATCTTTCAGCCCCTGCTAAGTTACATTTACCCCTTTTAAACTGCGAATATGACATCCCTTGTCTCTGCTTTCCTGTAGTTGTATTCAACATCAAAACACCTTGAATCTTAAAACTACTTTAAGGACAAAAATAGATATGAAAAGCATTACAGAATAAGAAAAAATAAATAATGCGAAATCCAATGACTCGGATACTGGAATGAAATGATTTGCATACATCAAATAATCAGAGGCATAATCAAATATTGAAAATGTATGTTCAAAACCTGTTACCTTAGGAAACAATTCCGAAAGTAGACCAAGTACCTTGTTTAAAAGATAAATTCCAAAGCTTGATAAAAATTCAAAAAGACTTTTGAAAAACAATGATATTAGAGTAAGAACAAAACCAGTTGCAATAGCTAAAAGGCTCATATGCTTCCCAGCTACAGAAGCAATTAAAGCAAGAAGTTTTCCAACCCAGCCAAACAATGATCCCCCGCCAGCCATATCACACCTTCAACAGTAAAAATGTTATGGAAATTAACGAATAACATGCAAAAATAGCACATCCGAAAGATAAAAATCTTCTCGCATAAATCCTTACATCATCAACCCCCTGAGGAAAACTATTAAAATCCAAACTAATATTTCCTATCAAATTCCCTACCCAAGGAAGATCACTAAGAATAAAAACCTTTACAGGAGGCTTTGAATATCCATCGCCAAAACCTATTCTTAATTTTTCTATTTCATCCCTCATTTTTTGGAACATGTCAACGCGAAAACTTTCAGGATTTACAGCTTCTTCTTGTAAATCCTGAAATTCATCCGGCATTTGAAATTGCCTTTCTTCAATAATAGGCTGTAAAACTTCAGGAGCATTTCCCGAATCATCTACAAGCTTTTCAAGTATATCGTCAAGTCTATCAACAATTGTGTCAAGCCTTTCATTCACACCAATAAAACCAGCAGTAACAGCATCTTTAAGCGAATTTATAGCAGGAACATCATCGTCTGTATCAATACCGTCATTTTCAACACCTTCTGCAAAAACCGCTGTAACAGTCCAATCAGAGCCAGGCATCACAATTTGATTGATTGCAACAGTTTCATCTTGTAATAAATTTTCGGCAGATTGCCATTTAACAAAATGACATCCCGCAGGAATTATAGGAGATATGTCTACAACAGTAAAAGGAGCATAATTTCCCGATCCGTTCCCGCCTGCTACATTCAAATTAAATGTATCAGGTGGAACAATATTCAATGTATAAATTTCAATCGATCCAGAATAATCAGAGAAAACCCAATTTAACCATGTTGCAAATGTAGTATCATATTGACCGCTTATATTGTCATTTGTTATTATGACTTCTCCACCTCCCCAAATTCCATTTGTATTGTAAGGCAAACCAATATAATTAGAACGTGCTCCCCAGTTTCCTGCAGGTGCCACATACATATAAATAACCTGTGTTGAAATATTCTTTATTTTAAACGGTAATGGAATATGAGGAAAGCTACATGCAGGAGGTTCACCAGGAGAAAAATTATACGTGTTGTATAATTGCCAGTCTTGAGCTTTCGACATCGAACAAAAGGCCGTAATTATCACAAAAATAAATATTATTTTCCCTATTGAATTCACTTGCATTGCTCCACAAAAAATTTGTATATGAAGATTCCCAGAAAGAAACAAAAAAGCATCTGGATAACGCCTATTTGCTGGATAAGAAAAGAATTATCACCAGTCTGCAAATTCAGAAGATTTTCGTTTACAACCCTAAGCTGATCCAGAATATTCAGCAAAGCATCTAATTGATCTTGATTCATAATCCACCCCTTTAAAAACAGGGGAGAGGTTTGACCCCCTCCCCTACTCCGTCAAGCTTTCTTTTTGAACAGCAAACCGGAGATCAAGTTCCAAACGAAGAAAATCGCAGGAACTACGATGCAAGCGACCAGAAGACTTGCGATAATTATAAGTAGTGGACTTACAATCTCGCTGGGATTGAAAACAAGTGCTTCAAGACCCGTCTTAGTGTTGTCAATCGTAAGGAATGCAGCTTCTGCATTCTGTCCGATAACAGCAACCATGGCCACAAGAGTCATAACTAAATATTTTACATATTTCATTGTCAGTGCTCCCAATGGATATTTTTTTCTTCTCCACCCCCGAGAACAAGAATTATGGCCTTCATTATGTTTGCAACCATGTGAATGAAGAACCCAATCCCTACTCCCGCCAATATTACGACTATGTGATCAATCATAGCTATAATTCCTTAATTAAAAACCCTGCTGAAAGGGGTATCCTATACAACAGGGAACCCGAAGGTTTTTAATTTTTCCCCTATTAGACTTTAAACCCCTTCTTCTCAAAAAACTCTTTCAATGAATCCCTGCAAGACTTACAAATTCTCATTTGAACACAACCATTAGATATAATTTTCATGTCATCTTTTTTGTTTGTGCAACATTGACAAATCCTAACATCCCTAGGATATGACCTAACATTAAAAAAACTTGGGTTTTCAACCGAACGAATATGTAAAAATTGTCCTAAAGTCATATTTAACCCCTTATTTAAAAAGTTCTTTTTGTATCAGCAATCCTTTCCATCTCATTCTTGAACAATCCCCATTGCACAGTAAAATATTTCTTAAATACATCCCTTGGCTGATGAAAAAATTCAACTTCGATAAGTTGCTTCCGCAATCTATGTCTAATCTGCTTATCACAGATTGCAAAAAATGCCTGGATACCTTCATGAAGAATAAAATATTCTGCAAGCTTTGTGAAAGTATTCTTTTTTGCAAAATAAAATTTCTCGTTATATGAAAGATTTCTGAAAGGATTATTCTTATCGTCATAATACCATGAAGAAAGCCAGTAAAAACCAGTTCTAATCTCAGATTCAACACGCCACCATGAACCACCAATTTTAATATCAAACGACTCTTTTTGTTCCAAAGACTTATCATATATTCTCGTAAACTTATCTGATTTCTTTGATCCAAGATATACACTTTGCGCTCCTGTATCCTTACCCCAATAAACTGAATGTTTTCTCACATACTTATCACAAAAAGCCAACGGATTAACTTCCCTTCCATAATCGATAGCAACATCAATTCTAGACACATTGCATGAAATAAGCCTTCTTTTCCCGAGCATCTGTAAAAGTAAACAAATCTCATTCAGTTTGAGACTCGAGGGATTGAATTCAATTCTTAACTTCGAATCGGATTCAATCCCCCGACCCCAGCTTACAAAACAGTTATTGTACTTGACATTGAACTCGAATATTTTTGTTTCGCTGAACTCTTTTTGGCATCCATCCAATAATGAGTATAAAATCTTGTAAAAGTTTTTCGAATATAAATCATTTTTATGTAAGCTTGGGATCTCAAAAACCAGAGCCAACTTATCAATACTCAAAACTGGCTCGGTATCAATTTGAATACTTTTACCCGCTGTTAGACAGGGGGTAAAAGCCATAGCCTATACCTTTCTTTCTTCAATTTTTACAATCACCTGGGGAACGGCAACAGCCATTACACGCTTGAAAAGATAAGTAGTCTCCATCTTCGATTCGACCTGGATATTCACCTTTGAACCCACAGGAGGCAGCACTGGAAGCGAACAAGGGGCATTTATAGCCCCACCTTCATAGTCTACAGTGACATACTTTGAAATTTGACCCTGCTCGTTTTTCTTAGGATCACCGATTCTTGAAACTGTCCCAGACACTAAAATCATTGATTTCATCGTTCACACCCCTTTTTTTGAAGTTTTTCTAACTTTGTTATGTAAGATGATTAATCTTACATTTCATAGATAATCTAACAATACTAAGATTTAATTTCAATCTTCACGTATTGATTTTGTCCATAAACATCTTATAATGAAGATAAAACATATCTTAGAAGTGTAATATGAATGACTATAAAAAATGGTTTACAGATTCATGGAACGAAAGCTGTGGACTTGTCAGCCCTAAAAAAATCAGCACTCTTTTAGGTCTTTCAGGAGGATCAGCATCTGTTTTACCAATATGGGAAAAGAAAAAATTCAAAATCTACAGATATTCACCAAAAAGCAGACCATTACTTGCATGGAAAGACTACCTAACAGAAGAACAAGACAGAAGAGACAAGATTAACGGTAAAGCTTCAAAAACAGCCCTTTCCATTGAATCTGAGGGCATCACAGAGAATGACAATAAAGCCTAAGATTTCTTTTTATGTCCAAAGTCAAAATACCCAACTTTCCAAATTTCCCTGTTAAAACTGGAAAAAACCTTCACAGAAACACGTCAAATTTCAATTTTTAAGAGGCAATCCATATCCCAATACCCCCTATTTTACAACTTCATGCCAACAAATATTTTCATCAATCGCCAAAAACTTAAAAAAATATTTAGCCTCATTTTAGCTTTTTCGGGATCAGCTGCAGAACCAGGAGCCTGACGGCCAGCCGAAAATCAGTTACTACATAATAAAAGCAACGATCGCATAATATCGTTATGCCTTTTCCAATTTATGAAAGAAGAATCAGGGAGGAGAAAAGACATAAGCTATCCATTATGCGACGTTGC